TGATGTAGGCTATTCACATCTTCTTCTCCGTACTTGCCCTTTACAAATTCTACTAAATTATAATAGCTCATTGGCCAATCAAATCTGGGATCTATAATATCGTTGGCAATTAGAATAACCCAATGCAGGTTAGAATCTCCGTACCAATAATCGGCAACAATTTCAGGAGTTTCTCCATCTTTAATATCATACTGATCAAAAACAGAACTGTTGTTTTTTAATTCATTAGACAATACTGCACGTCTTAAAATATCTGGAACAGTTTGCACTGTACGATTATTATCTAACGTATATAACAATAAAGGAAATTTTTCAAAAAACATTTAATATCCTCGAGTTCTTATAGATTCTTTTGTAATAAGTTCTAGTTCTCTAAAACTCAATGTTAAATTAATTTCAGTGGGAGCACCATCTGAAAAAGATGAGAATTGCTCGCCCCCATAATCAACACTCAAATCTGTTAGTGCGCAGGTTGCAATTTTATTAAAATAACCATTTTCTTTATTATTATAATAATAGGCAATTTCAAACTCAGAAGGATATACAAAAAATGCTCCGCCGGCTGCTAATTCGGGATGCATGTGTTCCTTAAATTTACTAATGATATTATAAACAGATAAAACTTCGCCTTTATTTTTTGGCATAAATTTATATCTAAAATTAAATTTACGATAATCAACCCCTTCAAAAAATACTTCTCTGAAAGGATTTGTTTTTACTTTTGCTCCGAATTGTACAATGTCTGATATATTACCCAATCCGCCCATTCCCGGCAATATTGATGGTATCTGTGCAACCTTTAGGGCTGCTTGAATTGCAAGGCCTTCGCCCCTGGTTGTAGAATTTACAGAATCTGCTGCGGAGTTATCTCCGCCCAAAAAACCACCTAAAATTCCTAAATCTTTATCTTGGTAGTTTATACCGTAAGTTACACTAGGTTTTTCCTGCATTTGTAATGTTATTACGTCTATGAGTCTTTGAGTAGAATCTTTTTGCAGTATCTGTGAGCCCAATACTAAACTGCCTGCACCTACGGCGCCAGCCGCGGCCAGTATACCCCCAAATAGCGTAGCGGCCGATGCTTTTCCGGCAACCCTTGCCGCGGCCGGTTGATTGGATGGTTTATTTGTAGGATTTGTATTATTTGATACCCCTAATATTTGTCCGGCTGCTGTTGCCAAGCCTTTGCCTGCTCCATATACAGATAATCCCAACATCCCGCCAAAAATTAACTTGGATGCGGTATCCTGCGGGTTTAAAGTATTCCTTACACTCCCACCGGCTGCTTCACCTGTTTTATCTGCAATAACCTTATAAGAATTGTCTTTGACAAATTTAGATTTACTTCGAACATTTATAAAAAATGTTACATAATGTTGTAAATCCGGCTGTACGCCCAATCCTGCAGGATAACTAAGTGTACCTATGTTGTATCCATTATTTTTTTGTCGTATACTGTCAAATGGATTTTTATTATTATATTCGGTAGCCCTGATATTTGTGTAGTTTGGATTGATATTATCAGCCATTTGTTTCCTATAAATATTATAGTTATTAATTATTTATATGAGTTATGTACACCAAAACCTACAAGGGCCGATTTAGAGTAGTAAATGCTACAAAATATAAGGGAGATATCACAAATATTGTATATCGTTCTTTGTGGGAGCTTAAATTTATGAAATGGTGCGATAGCAGCATTTCCGTGGTGGAATGGGGATCGGAAACAGTAATAATCCCATATATTTCGCCGATTGACAATAAAGCACATAGATATTTTGTAGATTTCTATATAAAGGTCCTTACTAAGACAAATAGCACAGAAAAGTACTTAATAGAGATTAAACCGGAAAAATTTACTAAACCTCCAGAAATACCAAAGAAAAAGACAAAACGATTTATAGATGAGGTATTTCAATATGGGGTTAATGATGCTAAGTGGAAAGCAGCATTTGAATTTTGTAAAGATCGTAACATGAAATTTGTTATTTTAACAGAAAAAGATTTGGGAATTAAAAAATTAAATGGCAACGAAAAGTCCTTTTGAAACAATACGCCTAAATGCCGCGGGTCAGGAGAAATCCTACCAATGGTATAGACAACAAGTTCTTAATTTAGGAAAAATGGCGGGATCTACCGGACAGGTATTGCGGGAAACCCCGATGGTTACGACTATTATGCCGGGTGAAATGTATCTGTTCATGTATGATCCTAAATTTAAAAATGAACTACCTTATTATGATAGAATGCCGCTAGTATTACCTTTTAGAAAAGTACCTGGTGGATTTTACGGCATAAACCTACATTACTTACCATATCTAATGCGATTTAAAATTTTAGATATATTGACACAATATACTGTTACTACAAATAGTGATAAACGAATTCAATTATCATGGAAATTGCTAAATGCAACATCAAAATTAAGTCCCGCAAAATTTGCGGTAAAGCATTATTTAAATAGTCATGTACAATCAAGATTTTATAAAATTAATTATCAAGATTGGGTAACAGCTTCACAATTACCGGTTGAAAAATTTGTAGGTGCACAAAAGACTGCAGTGTGGCAAGATGCTAATAGAAGTCAATAATAAGGAACCTAATGTCTAATTTTAATATAGATACTTTTAGAACAGAGATATCAAGATCTGGTATAGCTAAATCAAATAAATTTGAAGTACAAATATTACCACCCAAAGCCCTGCAGAATTTTTCAGATGAAAGTAGGTTAGTTAGTTTATATTGCGAAATAACAAATTTGCCGGGAATGTCAGTAACAACTAAGGGACTAAAATTATATGGTCCTGCATATCAACGCCCAGTATCATCGGAATTTAATGGCGAAGCTATTAGTATGACGTTTTATTTAGATGAAAAAATGAAAGTAAAAGCATTTTTTGATGCATGGATGTTTAAAATAGTAAACCCAAACTCATTTAATGTCAACTATTCCGAAGAATATGTGTCTCAAATTAAAATATCTCAATTGGCTCCAAAAGTTTCATCGGTAAATCTGCTTACTTTTGACAATCAGGTAGATATAAAAGATGAGGAAACGTATTCAATTTATTTAGAAGACGCTTTTCCGCGTGCAATGAGTTTAGTAGATCTTAGTTCTGGTGCAGTAAATCAAGCAGGTAGATTAAACATGACATTTACATACAGACGTTGGTTTGCTGAACATCCTAGTTTCAGAGGCCGCGGAGCAAAAACAAATTTTGATCCAAAATTGAGACCTCCGTTTATTAATAATCTTATTAACCCATCACCAGTTATCGATAGAGCATCTCCTGTTATTGGTGGCCTTGATCGCGGCACACGCGGTGGACTATAATAACATTAGATATTTTGCAAGTTATTTTATAAGGATACATCATGGCATTGCCTATATTAGAAACCCCAACGTATGAATTAATACTACCATCTACAAATAAAAAAGTTAAGTACAGACCATTTTTAGTAAAAGAATATAAAATACTCTTAACAACTGTAGAAGCAGATGTTTCAGAAATAACAAGAGTTGTAACTGAATTAGTTGATAATTGCACATTCAATAAATTAAATATATCAAAATTAGCTCACTTTGATGTTGAATACTTATTTTTAAATATACGAGCAAAATCAATTAGTGAAACTGCAGACATCGTAATTAATTGCGAATGTGGAACAAAAATAGATCACACATTAGATATAACAAAATTAACGGTAGTTAAGGATGAATCTACAACAAATAAAGTATTATTAACTGAAGATATTGGAGTGATACTAAGATATCCGCAGTTCGACGAAATGTTGTCTATAAGAGATAATTCAAATAGTACCCGTATTGTAGAACTAATAACAGATTGTGTAGATGCAGTGTTTACCAAAGATGATTATTTTGATAAAACATCATACACCGAAGAAGAGTTGAACACGTTTGTTAGTTCTTTTACAAAAAAGCAATTTGATAAACTTGAAGAGTTTTTTAGAAATATTCCAAAAATAGTACAACATATAGAAACAGACTGTCCTAGTTGTAAAAAAACAAATATTGTAGATTTAGAAGGTCTACAAAATTTTTTCGTCTAACTCTTTCTCACGAAAGTTTAATTAACTATTTTCAATTAAATTTTTCGTTGATGCAGCATCATAAATACTCATTAACGGAAATAGAAAATATGTTGCCGTGGGAAAGAGAAATTTACGTATCATTGTTAGTAAACTATATTAATGAAGAAAATGAAAAAATAAAAGCTAAAAAAGCAAGGAGTTAATATGTTTGGTAAAAATAAAACTGAAGAAGTTGTA